ATATTGTCCTGATTAGTCATGTAAGATAAGACCATAAAATTGTGTATCAATTATCTTGACGAACCGTTGTAGCACGATTCGCTCTAACTGGCGCACATAGCAAGCTATCTGCACTTTATCAGAATCAAAAAGCTCTTGGAATTCGTGCGAATTCTCAAGAACGAGTAAGGTGACATCTCGTATGAATGAGATTACCTCAATACTGAGACCTGGATTAGAAGGTGGGAATAATGAGAGATTGCCGTCACAATAATCAAAGATGTTATTGACCCTATTGGCATCTGAACCTCTAACATAAGGCTCTGCTCTTAGGATAAAATCTCTGACAGCTCTCAACGTTTTCCTGTTCTGTGTTGTTACGTCTATTGAAGCTTCACTCACTGAGCCTAGAGCGATATCTATCACTCTCAGCAGTCGCCCGATTCTACCTGGCATGTCACCACGTGGCGTTACGGCATCTAATAGACAACGGAAGCTTTGGTTGAGGCTTAAACCTAGGGTTGGAACGATGCGCACTATACACCCGTAATTATGAACGAGAGGCTTTATATCCGGATAACCCTCCTGGTTGCGGATTAAACTCCCTGTCGGACCAACCACGTGGACCTTTGCACTTCCGACAATCCCTAAATGAAAACGGATTCGCATATCTATAAGGTCTTGCAATAATGGATCGCTCAGCGAAGCAAACAATGGTATCTTTACCGCTATCTGCTCGAAACGCCCTGTTTTCTGCCATTTATCTAAACGCTCTGCATATTTGGCGATCGAATTGTTAAGCTCAGTGACTTTGTAACCACCAATCAGACCACTCTCAACTGCCGCGTTATCAACGACAGAACTGTACTTACTGGCTGCGAATTTCCTTAAGACGTCATAATCATTAATGTGAGTTTTATTCATCCTTAGCATTTGAGTCGCAGGAACCGTTGGCCACTTGTAGACAGGTGGAGCTGTATCTGCAACGTATTTACGTAGATGGAGAACATCAGCCACATTTGACATCTCAATAGCGAGCGAGAAGGCTTGTTCTTGGAGCTGGAGGTGATTATCCACTTCAATAACCTTCATGCTTGAAGCGCGTATAGCTTTTCGGTTGGCAATGTTTGCCCTCAGAGCCGTACCATCCTTTAACATCAGCCCAATCTTCGATTTAATAAAAGCGGGAACTGTGTCGATAGCCCATGTCAGAAGAACACGGTTCCTAAGATCCGTCTCACTCACTGCATTCCGTAGGTACCTGTTAAGTTTATTCCAGTCACCGGTATTAGCAGCATCTTGTTTTAGGGCATTTAGGACTGTCCCGTCAACCGCGCTTTCGTGATCGTAAAATGTATCAGGGAATTTCACCGACAACGAAGTCTTACCTTCTCCGCTCGGTATGCATAGAGCTAACGTGCAGTCAGTCGCAGCAGTAGATCTACTATCCGCGCGAGATCCTGAGAACGACTCGGTTACGATATTAGCCTCAAGAGTCTCGGTGACTCCTACACCGCCGAGTGCTGCCGGAGTCACAGTTAGTTCGAGATTCGGTACAACTCTACGCTTTAAACCGTTAGCCGTGTAAGTAACATGGCAATTCCGTTTTATTATGTTATCGAGTAACGTTTGTGGGGGATGCCAGCCTCTACGAGCAAGTTTCGAAAATTGCTCTATAAATGTAGCTGCGCGTTCAACTGGCTTTGGGATTGGTTCAGAGAAAAATTCGCCATGGATCACGCCCATCATAGCCCTAATTGGGTAGCCCGTCACTCTAGGCGTTGCAGCATCATAGGCATAACGGAGGTACTCACCACGTGCGCCAACCTGATCAGAATAGTCATTGGTAATCTTGTAAAGCTGTCCCGCTGCGCCAATCAAGTTATAAACAATGCACACTAGGATAGCCGTAAACATGTTCGGAACAGGTTGAAAAACGTCATCTCCTAACTTGTCTCCACGTGAGGATGATCTCAAGTTGATCCCCAGCATTTCATTCAATACGTAAACTACTAGTTGGTAATCAATCTCGCTGCTCATGGAATTCGTGAAGCTGGTCCCGCGTTCTCCGGATTGGAGACTTCTGACAGCACGGATGATAATTGGGTCTGCACCGCCCGTGGATAAATACGTATTGTGACGAGCATTTACGATGTGGAGGGCAACCCGCGACAGATCTTGTCTAACGATATTCCGTGACAAGTCAGAAGTATTTTCGTTACTCAGTCGTTCGGCTAGTACGTCAGCTACGACCGAATAAAGTTCAGCTTGGTCACTGAACGTATGGTTTATATTGAAATCCGCGAAATCCCACATGAGTGCGTGGCTAGATCGGAGGTCTTCAATCCTGCGCAACATATTAGCAACTCTAGCCGTGTTGTCGTGGCTAGTTGAGTACCAGGTACCGTTCCGCACATTCTTATCAAAAGCGTCCAGAAGATACGCTTGAATGACGTAATTTTCAACCGACGTGTTCAAAATACCACGCATCTTTGCACTTTCGAATTTCTTAGCATTAACACTCCATTGGACGGAACGATCCGCATCAGCGAGAACTCTACGAATATCACCTTCTGATATAGCCAGCATGGCACCTCTTTTGTTAAGCCTCAATTTTTCTTTGGTGTCCTGCCAGGTAATTGTCGCTCCGGGTGCGCCGCCTGAAGCTGACCAGTACATCCGATTTCCGAACCAATGATGGAGTGTTGTTAAACGGACATCAGGTCTAATGAGATCGGCAACGACAGCTCGAGTTACTTCCTTCCGCTTAGCTACATATAAATGACGGTCAAGCGCGATAAGCCCCGTCTCTCTATCGATAACAGGAAGAGCCCTAATCGTTGGATCAGCGATGCGCATGACCATTTCTTCTTCGGCAGAGAACTCTAACTTCTCACTACGACCGCCGATAATATCAACACCGTAGATAGAGTCAGACCATGCTCTTTGCTCACGGACGTTCTTAAACTTTTTGGCAAAGGATGGGAGCGTCCCATGCATTCTAGCAAATTGATGCACCTCCTTACAAGCTTTAACGTAATCGCAAAATTGCAAATTTAGGACGTGTGAGTTGAGAAGAAAGAAAAGGCAGAGATCCTGACCAGCTGGAGAAATCCAAGTCAGCATTGGGAGTGAAAGTGACGCTACAAGTTCCCAGTCATTGTCAGCTTGTAATAGCGCTCTAGCAAGTGTGAGTCCATACATATTACCTTGCAGTGATGGTGCAAGGGTGTGCCAATCAACAAAGATCTTCCCTCCAGCACGACCACTATTAGTAGGGTAACGTTCAGTTAGAGTATTAATTTCTTTCTTAGTTAAGGGCTCTGACGACAATCTGCTGTTCAATTCATCGAATCTATCAGCGGTCTTCCCATGAATACAAAACATGACGTGGTCAGAGAAGAGAATAATAATAATCTCTGGCGGCTTTACAACACGCCCTCTGGTATAGACCGGAATTATAGCCGCGAGAAAATCATCAATAGCGTTCTCATAATTGTAGACTGAGTCCGTTAGAGTGAGACAAGCGACTGAGTCTGATATAGATGATGATATTAATGTGCGGAAGTCTTCCGGTAAAACACCAAACTTGGTGACGTCAACCGAATCATCAGCTACAACACTACGCCATTCAACTCCCAAAATATCCAATAGACGTATGGCACACGAGGCTGCAGAAGTACCATAGTTGAGATAATATCTATAACCAAACATATCTCCGTCATGCGTCTGGAGTCGTGAAAAAGCGTCAAGACCTGCAGCTGATAACGCGTAGTTGTACGAAAATTTAAGTTCGGCCGCAGGCAGTAAATCGGCCGAAAAGAATTCGTAAACTTTAATCGGAGTTGGGTGGCAGACAAGCGCGCAAGCTGCTGCACTAGCAACGGTTGTGGGTGACTTGTTTAGATCGTAATGGTCAAAGATCTTCCTGAAATTAACTATCTCAACGTCATCGCTTATTTTAAAAATATTAGTATCCCACAGAGTAAGTACTTCTGCCACTTCATCGCGAAACCAGTGCGGGAAATTCTGGTTGGCGACTACTCGTCTAAGTTGGGTGGAGCGCCGTCGGGCAGTTACCAATATGACTGCGCTCCAGAGAAGTTTTCCGGCCTCTTGAGGCCTTCAACTTGTTCAAAGCTTGGTATATACGCATCCGCGTTGGAGCGATCGGCGTACACATCCGGGCCGTCAGTGACCTGGTCAAGCTTTATCCGTGCAGCGAGTTCCTCAAATGGTTGTGGTGGCGGACCAAATGCACCACCGCCTTCAGGAACATGTTTATAAGGAGGACGTGTTGGCTGGTCTTCAGAAGGCCTAGCCGGCACGTCAAATTGTCGCTGCGCCGGTCTGTCCGATTGTCGTGAATGTGGTCGGAGTCGGGACTGGTTGTCTATGAAACGTTGAAGATTCTCCTGTTGTTGTTGAAGTGAAGCTTGTGCTTCACCAGCAGGGGCATCGTTCGGTGCAACAGGTCCGGCTGGCAGACGTTGGCCGTGTGGAATGTGCGCTTCAAATGCTGTCGTGACCTTGTCCCCCCCTGGAACACGCGTTTTCGGGGGATCAGAGTTTCGCTTAGACGGCTGTCGTTGGACTGAGGGTGCTTTAGGCCTTGGGGGCAGTGAACGCCCACGAGCAACTCTTTCCGCTTGGCGCGCTTGGAGATCAGCGTATGCTGCCCTTGATTTTGCTGCTTTAATTTGTTCAGCAGCTAGCCAAGCCTGGTGCGCCTGATCCATCTCGTATTCTTTCTGTTGGAGCTGTCTATGCAAGTGAGATGTATCTTGAACGCCATCAGCTAGCGGTGGCTCATACCGAGTTTTGGGCATGTCACCAGGGCGGATGAATTCTTGCCCTACGGTAATACCGCGCTCATCCATCTCCGCATTGTACGTATCCATACGTGGTACGTCATCAGTGGTTAGAGGATGCTTAGCCCTATACTCAATGATCGGCGGCGAGTTCACAACAGCGCCGCGTGGTCGCATAACAGCCTGGACACGGCCCATAAGATTAGGATCGCGACCCATAACACGCCTTGCGGTGACACGTGGATTGGACAACGTTGTAGCTGGCCCCGCTGATGCGCCTGGAAGGTCGAAAGCCTTTGAGAGAGGAACGGTTCCTGGATCAAAGCGGGTATCAGCTGATCCATTCGGCATGTCATACCGTATAAGCGACATACCGGCAAAACGGTTTTGATCCTCCCAAATAAGGACGGAATAATCTTCCAGAGACTCGATTTCCCGACGCTCGCGTAGTGGATGGACGTAATTAACCATTAATGATTGCCGAGGTGCCTGTAGACCTAACTGATGCCAACGCCGCCATATGGGATCACTCCTGTGGGCAGCACCGGTCGGGAGACGGACTCCCCAAGCATACGTCCTATTCCGTTCGAGGTTGATCCCCGCAAGTGATCCAGGAAGTAAGAAATCAGCAAATGGACTACCTTGTGTAGCCATCCAAACTGGTGTAAAGGCAGAAGGGTTCTGGGGGAATTGGTGAACCATCTGATGCTGCCAATACGCAAGCTGAAAAGCTGGGGTATGACCCTCAAACCGGAACTGATCATCAACGCCTTGTGCAGCAAAGAACTGTGCGTTGTGGGTGTATCCACCATCACCGAGCCACGTTCTGCCAGTGAAAGCTGCTAAGTCGCGTCCCAGCTGAACGTCACCCTGAAAAGATGCGAAGTCGGCAACGGGAGCAGGACTTCCGGAATCCCACGTAGGGTGGGATGTACCTTCATTATCGTGATAAGGCAACAGCTGAAAAGTTGGCATAATTTCCATCATCCAAAGTTCATGGTAATGGTTCGTCAACGTCGGAATCTGGAAATTGGACCAGAAATGAGCGATACGGAGCGCCTCAGTTGAACGTGCACGCTGTGATGGTGCATATCCATACTGATAAGCCATTGCATTAGCCGAGACGGTTGCCCAAAGATCAAGATTCTCGTTGTTATACGTTCTAAGCCAAACGTCAATGTGGTTGGCAACGAATTGGTTAGCCTCATTTCCAGGTAAATTGGCCCAGGTCCTTCCGGTCATGGAAAGTGCGAACGCCGCCCAGGAAAGCGAAGTGGCCCTGGCGTGTGAAACGAAAATCAAGTTATTAATCAGTTCTTCGGAAGGAAGAGCCAAAGAATACTGGATTTTCTGATCCAACGGAACAGGCACTCGCAACGCATCGAAGTAGCCTCCAGCAGTGTAATTCCTCAGAGAATGGAACTCCCAGTTGCCGTCGGAATGTAAGACCTCTCCGGAGGTGTAGTTTTTCCGGCGATTAATAAAATCGTCGGAATGGTAGCCAACTCCACGGTACATAACGGTTTCAAGGGCATCAATGATGTCCCTCTCCGCGCCGTGACGAGAAGCCAGGAGCCTCAGGACCGAAGCGATCGCAGTTGGTTTAGGGACGCTGAAAACATTAGCTGTTATGCGTCCTTGAGTGGCAAGGTCTGGGATGGGGTTATTCCCGTAATGGATGAATATTTCATCAGTGCCATTAAGGAAGAGATAACGCATGAACGGATTAATATATTTAACGTCACCATCTCCTGAATTAAGGAGAAAGTGAGGAATATAATCCTTATCATCCAGCGGAGCCAACGCAGATATAAGCTCGAGGAGTTCGTTTTCAGATAAACCTTGGGCGTCAATAAACTGCTTAGTACCGTTTTTAAGACCACTCTGCGCGTCATCTGTCCACATAGGGCCCTCAGGGTTAGGGGCGTTAGGACCTGTGACGGGGACGGCGTTAATGAATGTTAATACACAGGCTGTACCAGTGCCATCAACACCCATAGTAGCTGTCGGATTGGAGGAGTGAAAGTCCTCAAAGATGCGTGCGAAGAAGTAGCGAGTCCAAAGACGGTAAGCAGCTTCAAAGTAGCTCTGTCTAGTGTTAGCCCACGAGCAGAACGTAGCTAAGCCCATCCACCGTGGCCATTGGTCTGCTTCCCAGCGCTCAACTTGCCTGTTGCCACGAGTGTCCAAGAATCGATCAATGGCGACAGTCTGATCCGCCGCAACTAGGGCATCCCTAGATGTATCACCATCTAAGACACGCGCCAGGGCAGCATATGGGCCGCTCAAAGTCCGCACAGGTTGATCTAAATTCCAGCGACGGTCGTACTGAGCGCTGAGAATATGTGTCCGGTCTTCACGAGGAGTAAACAGAAGCGTTGAAGGCATTGTATCAGTGAAGAGTGATGGGAGTCTTGCCCGAGTTGATGAATCAGGGAACATACGCGTGTACTCATTAGAACGATGTACGCGGAGAGCTCCAGGATCACGTTGGACATGCCAGTCAACAGCCGTATGTGTCATCTGTCGTGGAAACTTCCCTGGATACCAACGTTCAGTCAGCGAGCGGGAAACACCAGTGACAGGCATCTGGGAGAGTGTGACACGCACGCCTCCAAGAGCGGGAACAGCAGGCGAAAGAAACGTGTCAATGACGCGTTTGGTATCACTGGTGTCGTCACCTCGCGGATCAAGGTGGTCATGAGTGGCCAAATAAGCGAAAGTTGGGTGAGGGAAGGAACCAGTGAACTCGAAGAGTGAAACGTGGGGAACACTGGGTAGTCCGGGACGCGAGGCAAAGAAAGGTAACCTCATTTTTGCCAATCCGTAATGTTTAACCACGCGGATATTGTACCTAGTGTCGCAGGGTTTCATCCCTAAGATAAAAACTGTAGGTAAATATCCGAATTGTTCGACAGTGGCGGTGAAAAGACAAGTCTCAAAACCGTACGGTGAGCAAAATGGTATTTTCACATTCCGCCTGAAACCAATTGCCAGTTCGTCCCTCAGCATAAATTTAACCAAGGGATCAATAAACCAAAGGAGAGGACACACCGCAATTAAGAGGTGTATCCCCCGCGACACAAGAGTATTCTGTAAGAAAAAGATGAAAACAAGAACACGGGCCACGAGAAGGAAAGGGAAAGAAAGAGTGGAGAAAAGGAAAAACAAGAAGGAAAAGAAAAGAGATGGGCTTAATTTATTATACCAGCCGCCCGAGCTGGTCGTTTGAGTGCTGGTAACTTCAGCAGAGCCTGCACTAGTGAAAGTGCGTGCAGGAGACACGGTGCTCGTAAGGGACGTCGGAGCCGAGCGAGACTCCTTTCGGTAGAACAGGTTCTTCATGGTGGTGAAGAAAGACATGGTGCTCCAAGCGTAAAAGAGGCTTGAAGAGCAGAGAGGGTATTTGCTTTTGGCAAAAGAAGATTTTTCGAACAAGAATAGCCTCGGGATACCGAGACTGAAACCAAGCCTACACCCGTCCCACTGTATGCCGATAGATTGCGGCCTGGGGCGGAGACTGTTCCGCAAACGCGCACAAAGATTTCGCAGTCGTTACACTCGGAGTTACTTTGGGGGGCCCATCTCCCCCCATCCAGAAACGATTCTGTCTGACCCGGCGGGCCAAGTTCACCCCTCGCACGGACATGAATTCCCGTACCAACCACCGGCACCAATTATGTGGAACACGCCAAAGCGCCTCCACCGGTACCGTCACGCGTCACGTTGGTCATCCGATTTTGCGAGTTCCTAGGACGGATTTCACTAGAAACACGGATAAGTTTGAGCCATTCCGCATGGGCAGGAAGGGTGGGGGCGGGTCCATAAAGGATGCTTACCTCCCATTGCCAGAAATGTTGTTGGGAGCACTTGCTATAGCGCCCTCCCGAGGCGCACGAAACCGGAGACCACCCATAAAAGGGTGACCGGGCTTGTCATAATGGCCATTTGGGTATAGCGCGGCATTGGCGCGCTGAGTGAATTGCTCAATTTAAATATACCCCTCCTCAAGAGAGGAGAGCGTAATAAGCAAATCGAGGTGTTGAAGTCCAGTCAGCTACCTAGAGTATTAAATACCGTCTGCAAGACTACTTCGGACCTATGCTGCGACCTGGGTTTAAGCCAGGAACAACGGAGCCTCCCTTATTGCACCCATATGATAGAAAGAGTGATATCGGGTATCAGGCGACTCCTACGTTTTATTCACACCTCGTACACAGCATATCGGTTTTGGTATCCAGATATCCAACTGGACGAACAAGTTCCGTTCAATTCGCCGTTGTGGTGGATGCACACCTGTTGATATCGGAAACGACCCGCTCAGTTATGGAACTGAGACCCGTACACTGTGGCAGTGCGCCGCCCTCAATTTAACCTCGAGAGATGAGGGGAATAGGTGTTCCAGCCTTCCCACAGTTCAGTCCCGGGGATAGGACGCAGATCCCTGCTGGCCTCGAAGTCTCTGAGGGTCACCTCCCCCCGAGGAAGGAGAAAGTCAAGCCGAAGCACC